CATTTTGAGCCTCATTTAGCTCACTAAAGAACTTCAGCAATGGTAATCCATAGGCTGTAGGAATAGTGTTTATAAACGCCTCTAATGACTTTAAATGCTCTTCGTTTAGTTCAATCTTCTTCATAGTTGGTATTTTTACAAATTTAGGTAAAATTATTTAGCTTCCAAAGCCTCAACTTTTGCAGTCAATTCTTGGATAGCTTTTACTAATATTGGAACTAACTTAGAATAATCTACTCCTTGCATTTGTTCACCATCTTTTTGACCATAAACTGCGTAAGGTATTATTTCTTGTAATTCGTGAGCAACAACACCAATCATTCTATCTTCAGTTCCTTTCCACTTATAGTCATATACTTTTATTGCAGATACTTTATCTAAACCATTTATTTGCTTAAAATCTTCTTTTAGTCTATAATCAGAAGTTATATTATATGAAGTTGTAGTACCATTTGTACTAATACTACCAACTACAGAACCATTGTAATTTAAATATGCAAAGGCATTAGCAGTATCATCTACTCTGGCATATATACAACCATTACTACTACCATTATTAACATATAAATCACATACGTGGTTATTTTGAGTTTGCAGTACTGCTAATTTAACTTGACCATTTGCAGCAGAGCCATTAATATTAATTTGACCACCCGATGTGATTCTCATTCGTTCGGTATCGTTTGTTGCAATTGCAATAGTATTAGTTGTTGGATAAAATAAACCATTACCTTGAGCAGATGTTCCTAATTCAATAGATGGCGCACCTGCTGAACCTGAATTTTGTGTTCTTATAACTCCATTAACATCTAATAATCTTGTTGGACTATTCGTTCCGATTCCAATTCTACCATTACCTCTTGCAGTTAAAAATTCATTACCAGCATAATCTTGCAAAACAAATGTCGCATCTGCTGCACCGCTTGTACCAGCTTTTACTTTTAAACCATAAGAAGTACCAGCACCAGAATTAGTATTTTGAATTATAGCCGCCCAATCTGCTGATGGGCCATTTATTGTAACTTGATTTGAGAATGTAGCAGCACCATTATTTTTAATTTCAAATAATTGATTACTCGCATTGTCTTCAATAATAAGAGCATAGTTTGTAGAAGTAGCACTTACTGCTCTAATTATAGCAGTTGTACTTGTATAAGGAGTTGCTCCTATTCCAACCTTACCACTAAACGTAGCACTTGCTGCACTTATTCCGCCTTCACTTGATATAGCATAAACTACATTACCAGCAGCATTTCTTCCTTGCATTATAAGTTTACCTACACCACTTGGTGCTTTAACTTGTAATGACACATCTGCATCATCAGTCATACTTAATCCAACATTACTTCTTAATGCAAATGTACTACCACTAAACGTAGCACTTGTACCACTTAAAGCACCAGATAATCCTAAAGTTGTTCCGCTTAATCCACCAGTTAAAGTGCCACCGCTAAGGTTTAATTTGCTATTTAACTGAGTTTGAATTGCACTTGTAACACCAGCAACATAACCTATTTCAGTAGCCGTTGTAGATGCACTTGCTGCAATCTTACCAGTACCGTCAGACACTAATGCTCTTGAAGCAGTTAAGTCTGCAGTTACAACAGAAGATGCACCACCAGTTATAGATGCTTGTGCTCTTGCTGAAGTAAAGTATTGATTTGTACCTTCTGCAACATTAGATGTTGTTAAAACTACTGTTCCAGCTTGTCCGTTTACAGTTGTAACTGGGAAAGCAATGTTTGTATTTGAAGCACTTGTGATTCTACCTTTGCTATCTACAGCGATTGTAGGTACAGCAGTTGTTGTGCCGTAAGTTGTTGCAGTAACACCAGTGTTAGCTAATGTTAAAGCAGATGTTACGTTTGCAGAACCATTAAAGCTAACTGACCAAGTAGCATCACCACTTGCAGCTATTGTTCTTGCAGTTGTAAGTGCGTTTGCAGCGTTTGCTGTACCAGCTAAGTTACCTTCAAAGTTAGCAACTAATGTGCCAACAGTATACCCAGTTCCAGTAGTGTCTACTACATTGGTAGGTTCACTTACTAAACCAGTAAAGAATTTAAACTTACCAGCATCAGAAGCATCTCTAAACAATCCAGTAAACTCAACACGAGTTTGAGCTGAATCATAGTATCTACCATAATATCCGATGTCTACAGCATCTGTAGTATTGTTATCATTTGCAACCTCAAACAATGGGTCTTTAGCAGATATTGATTGAGTGTTTACATAAGTTGCAGTACCATTAATGGTTAAGTTACCACTTACAACTAAGTTGTTAGGCATTGTAACGTCATTAGTAAATGCAAGGGTTGTAGTGTTACCTACAGTTGTAGCTGCTATTTGATTAGCAGTTCCGTTTATTGTTGTTATACCTTGGTCAGTCCAAGTTGCTGTGATTACGTTAGCATCTTGTTGAGTTAGGCTTAAAGTCTTTGTTGATGTACCAGTTACTGCAGCAGATACGATAGAACGATTGTAAGCTATATCGTATTGGCCTAATTTAACCGTAGTAGGAATCGCATAACCAGCAGTTAAGCTGAATACACCACTATTGTTAGCATAAGTCAAACCAGTCGCAGATGAAGCTAATGCAAGTCTTGCACGAGCATCTGTGTAATATAAGTTAGTGCCTTCGTCTAAGTCTGTAGTAGTCTTAGCATCAAAAGCAGTATTAAATCTTGCTTGAGTATAATAAAGGTTTGTACCCTCTGTTAAATCAGTAGTAGTCTTTGTACCAAATCTTGAATCAAATCTTTGATTTGTAAAGTACAAGTTAGTTCCCTCAGCCAAATTAGTTGTAGTACTTGCAGCAAGATTAGTGGCAAAATTAACATTACCTCTTGCTGTTGTCCAATAAAGATTCGTTCCTTCTGCCAAGTTCGTTGTGCTCTTAGCAGCGAAAGCTGAATCAAACCTTCCTTGAGTATAGTATAAATTAGTTCCTTCTGTAATCCAAGTTGTTATAGGTGCAACATTTTCCCATACAGCTAAAGATGAATTATATCTTAAAACATTGTTATTAGCTATAGATGTAATTCTTACATTGTGTAGTTCATCTAATTCGTAGCCATTGTCAACCTTCACATAGATTTTACCATTGTTCTTATGAGCATAAACTACAAAACCTACAATTACTGTATGTTGAGGAGCTACTGGCTTAACCTTGGTAATTGCACCTGGCGTAGTTGGAGAAAGGTATAAAACATCACCATCATTCCAATCTTCTAATTGTAAATCACCAGTTGTATCAACATTAGTTATTAAACCGCTTGAAGTAACAAAACCTTCTTGGTTGTTAGCAATGTTTTCAGCTACTAAACCTAAAGTATCTGCTGAATTTGCATCATTATTAGCTTGTGCTAAACCAACAGCTAATCTTTGACCTTGAGCAGCAGTAATCTTAACTACTTGGTAAGCAGATTTGTTTAAGATACTACCAGAATTATTAAGTACTCTTGCAACTTGTTTTTGACCTATTGGTAAGATAACTTGTCCACCCAATAATCCTAAATCAGCACCACCTTCACTTGAGTTCCAATAAATCTTACCTACTGCATTAGCTTCATTAGCTCCAGTGTTAAGTTGCATAAAGTCTCCTTGAACACCGCCATCTGCAGTTGCAATAGTAATAGTCGGAGTTAAAGTTCTTAAAGTATCGTTATAAGCCCAAGTGATACCAGTACCATTTTGAATCAAACTTGCTACTGTATCATCAATTAAATCTTGTATCTGAATGCCACCTCCAGTAATGATTAAATCACCATTTATAGTTAGCGTACCAGTAATTGTAGCTGCAGTAGTTGAAAGAGAAAGAGAGGTATTGATACCACCACCATCTTGAACTGGCTGTAAAGTACCACTTACTCCAACATTATTAGCACCAATCTGTAGTACTTGTCTATATGTATTTTTTACCGCTTTACCTTGAAGAGTAGCCATTATATTTTAATTTTTTTTATTTTATTAACCATTTTATATAGTTCTTCTGAAGCCGACAAGAATAAGAATGGTCTATGGGGCAAATTTACTAAATTTCCATTACTCCGTTTAAAACTTAATGCATAGCCTTCAAGTTGATTCATATTAAGGTTTCTATACACTGGAATTTGAAAATCATTACCAGTACCAAACTCAACAAAAGGAGAGTAATTAGATTGTCTACCCATACGACCTCCAGAGCCAACTCTTGCTCCTGCATTCATATTGTAAGGAGTACTATAAATAGAAGCCTTTAATAAACCAGTTTTACCTTGTGGTGCCCTTGTTCTTGCGTTATTTTCTATTGTTATTACAGATTCATTGATTATCTTTTGCACTTGCTGAGTAATCAAATGAGGTGCCTCTTTTAACCTTTTTGATAGGTTAGTAACACTTGCTGTTTTATTTATAGTAAATGACATTAAGTAAGTTCCCAGGTTGTACTGATATTCTCCCAGAAAGCAGTAATACTATCCCAAGTACCAACTCTCTTTAAGGTAGAACAAGTGATTCTCAAAAAGTTGTGACCATCAAATTCATCTATAACGCTGCTAATCAAGTAGATATTACCTTCAAAAGCAATAGTAAGGTCATTAGAAATAGAGATACTATTGGCATCCCTTATCCTAAAAACAATGTTATCTGATATAGAATCCTTACCAGCTACGTTTGTCTTGTTTTGATTCTCCCTAAATATCTCAGCCCAACAAGTATAGTAGTCTACATCCGTTAGGACATAGCCACCAGCACCGTCAGATTCTGAAACCTTAGATTGGAAAGTAATCCTATTTTTAAGTCTACTTATCATTATAATATTATGCTTACTCGTTTATAAGGCTTCATTAGTTCGTATGCAGATGCTATGTTAGCATTTGGTTTGCTATCCTCTACAGAAGATTCTCTGTAATCGTATAAATCAGCAAGTATCTTATACAAAGCTGTTTTCATAACTGGAGGAGTCGTAGCGTAACCACAAGTATAAGTAAACCTAAACTCCATGTGGCTAAAAGCAGTCATATATAGCTTTTTATAGGTGGTTCCTAATACGTTGTATTGAGGTACAGTAATCTCTACCCATTCTTCGTTATCCCAGTATTCTACCTTAGAAATCGTATTGATTGGTGCGTATGGAAGTTCAATGAACTCATCCACATAAGCCACAACTTGTAAAGTACGAGCTGTCATAGCCACACCAGCATATTTCTCTAATCTAACTCTTGCAGAAGTTATCAAAGAGGTAATTAAGTCGTTATCATCATCAAAGTCAACCTTTAGATAGTTCTTAGCTTCAGACAATGTTATTGGTTCTGAAACTGGCTCTATTGTGGTTGTGACATCCCT